GTGCCGCGCTTTCTATTTCTTCGGGGGTTGCTTCCCGAACTAACCATGAGGCAAACCACTTATTATCCACTTTAATCGGAGCATCATAGCCCCTTCTCATGGTGATAGGGTCATATTCTGGTGGTTCCGTCCAAGCCACTTCGGCATAGGTATCAGGGCAAATAAATTCTTCCCCAATTTCAGGGTGATCTAACCTAACATCCCCCTGATAAAGCGGAAATTCTCTAGTAGCTAATTTAATATAAGCAGTCATGTTTCTAGCCTTTATAGAGTTTCGTTATCCCATGTAAGAGTACCTGTAGCTGAAGTCATCCCAGTAGCAGCCTCCGTAAGCCCTTCACTGCTCACCGTCCAACTGTATGTACTTACTGCAGAAGTTGTATCTGCAGATTCAGCCACATCAAGAACGCCGTAATATATTACAAAGGAGGGGGTATACCCCGTATTAGTGTAAGTACCTGTTTTTGAGCCATCCGTGGGTAGGTTAAAGAAAATTGAACTTTGTGTACTCGAACTGTTTTGTGCATTTGCTTTACAGGAAAGAACATAATTAGTGCCTTCAATGGAAATTGACCAATACGAAGAATTAAGGCTTTGATTTGCCTGAATATACCGCGACCATTGTAACACACCAGAAGAGTTGTATTTAAAGACTACGAGTGCTTGGTTATTAACACCGCCGCTACCCGTGTTATTTACATCAGCATGACCTTGTACATAGAGGTTATCGGAGCTATCCACAGCCATGCTATCGGGATAGCCGCTGCTCCACACGGTTCCTGACGCACTTCCTTCAATCTTTCTAGCCCATTGCCTTGTTCCAGAGCTGTTAAATTTAGAAATATAAGGTACAAAAGTGCTTGTGCTCTCACCAGACGTGTAGACGTTATCAGAACTATCAGTAGCTACAGCCTTTACCCCACTCTGAAGCTGTGTTATTTGAATAGACCAATCAAGAACACCAGCCGATGTAATGCGCCCTAAATTACCAACATCTGCACCACTGCCGCTAGAGTCTGCTGCTGAAGCACCAATTAACACGTAGTCACTACTATCAACAGTTAAATCGCAAAACGCTACATCTAAAGTAGTCCCGTACCCCGTAAATTTGTATTCAAGCGTGCTAGTTCCAGCACTGCTCCATTTTCCTACCGATCCGTACCCAGCGGAAGAGCCTTTTGTGAGTAAATAAATATTATCACTACTGTCCACACCAAGACTTACCGCAGTCGCATGTCTAGCCGTTGAGCCATACTTCCTTCCCCACTGGAACACTCCATCCGTATCCCACTTGAGCAGGGTAGAAAAGTAACTGCTGGCAGTATAGGTGTTTAGCAGTGCAATTACGTCAGCAGTGCTATCAACCGCAATTGCGTGAATTCTAGCGTAACTTAAACCAGTGTCTTGGGCTGAACGCTGCCATACAGGGGATGAACCACCTGCACCCCATTTAGAAACCCATACAATATCCTTGCTAGAATACGCAGTCCCCACCTCGCTTAAATAGGTTCCCAAATAAGTGTTGCTAGAGCTATCCGTAGTAACAGTCCCGTTGTCATACCCTGCATCTGACTGAATACCGAAAAGTGTGTAGTAGTTAGGTATGTTTCCGGGGATGGGCCATAGTCCATCACCTTGCCACTGATAAGCTTCTTCTAGCGTCCAGACCCCAGAGGCTGTACTACTCGTATATGCTCCTGATGGGGTAACAGGTGTTTTGGTGATTAGGCCGCCCGGCCATTGTTCTGACATTTTATAAGTTCCCCTGTACGGCTGATGCGGCGGCTAAGGTATACATAGCGGCTGTTAAATTTCCGAAATCAACAGCATTACCTGCCGAGGCGATAGTGACATATTCAATCGTATCTGTTGAAACAACGCTCGCATCTCTTCCTCCTCCAAATAGAACTCGTGTTGAGCTACTACTGGCAGCAAAATTTATCCTAGTGGTTGAAAGGTCACCAAAATCGGAAAAATTACCTAGTGAAGCAATGCTTCGTTCTTCAATTATATTCATTGCACTGGAAGTACCGTTATTACTACCGCCTCCATAAATTCCAGTTACGGTATTAGCTCCTCCTGCACCGATATACGCTCCCCCCGGAGAAGCACTAGTATTAACCCCCCCGAAATCAATAGCGTTGCCCGTTGAAGCAATGGTTATATAATCAACACGAGTTGTTGCTTGATTGCTTGCCTCTCCCCCACACCAAAGACCACGCGTGACAGAAGCCATGCCAACTATGTAATACCGCGCTATTGTCAAATCTCCGAAATCGGAAGCATTTCCAGTAGAACTTAGTGTAATGTAGGAAATCACATCTCGTGCAGCGGTAGCATCGCCTCCAGCAAAACAGCCTCTAGTTGAGCTGGATAAAGCCCCAACACCTATGCTATCTGATTGAAACACGTCACCAAACGTAGAAGATGTACCCCCACTAGCATAGTCAATATACTCTATTCTATTTGTGTCTCCAGTCATAGGCGACCAAACTGCTCTTGTAGCACTACCGCACCCCGAAGAGTTATTAACTGCCGCGCTTAGATCAGCCCAATTTACAGCATCTCCTGTTGTGGAAGGATTTACTTGCTGTATTTTCGTAGTATTAAATGTTGAATACCCGCCTATAAAAATAAGTGGTGTAAACGCATTTCCAGCAAGAGGCCATAGCTCTTTGCCTGTCCACTGCAAGGCTTCAGCAAGAGTCCAAACACCCGATGCAGCACCCCCTTCATACGGGCCAGCGGGCGTGACTTTCGTTTTTGTAATTAAACTTCCCGGCCATTTTCTTGACATTTATAAGCTCTCCTATAAAAGCGTAGAAAAAAACCTTACGAAATTTCTTCGTAGCTTACTACCACTTTAAGATCATTAGCGGCCCCTGCGGTTGCCCCCAACGATCTATCTTCTTCTAAATAAAGAAAACTGTTTTTATCAATTACCACTAAAGACGCATCTGCGGGGACAGAAACGGTGCTTACAATTTCCGTCGCCGTGCCTCCTATATCGTCTTGGGAGTAAAAACCTATCGTTATGTCTGCGGCAACAGAGCCGTCCACATTAGCTACGACTAACGAGTTTACTTTAAAAACTTTTCCACTCAACGCAGCATTACTAAGCACCGCTGTAGCAGCGGTGCTAGATAAATTTACGGTAGCAGATTTTCCTGTGATAGTGGTTACATTTACAATATTTGGGGCGGCCATACTTATTTCTCCTTGTTAGCCGAAAACAATAGCCATAGCTATAGATTTTCCTATTCCTATTCCAGCATCTGCAAAACTAAGTGTAGCGCTACCATTAGTCACAAGTGCTTGATCCGCATTGCCATCAGATGTAGGCAGTGTAAAAGTTGTAACAAAACTCTGTAAATTCGCATCGTAAGCTAAAACGTTACTGCCGATTGCCAACCCAATATTAGTTCTAGCCGTAGCTGCGTTATTTAAATCCGATAAATTATTAGCTATCTGTAAAGCGCCAGAATCGGTGACTACAAAAGTAGATGTTATATCTACAACCGCTGCTCCAGCCCCTGCGCCGTCAGCATATACTATTGCCGACTTACCGTTCGCTACTGTGACGTTCGCTCCTGCACCCTGTGATAAAATAACACTTTCACCAGAACTATTCTTTACTATATAGATATGATCCGCATCATTTGGTGCAAACGTGACGGTGTTTGTTCCAGAAGGCGATCCGGCAAAAAGCAATACTCCGTATTGACCGTCCGATAAAGCACCTTCTGCCGTAGTTAGTGTGTGTGTAGTTCCTGAAAGCGTAATAGAACCAACACCGTTTGTCAGCCTGTCTACTATGTTCCAGCTTGTATTAGTGGTGGTTCCCCATGTCCCAGACTGTTCCCCAGTTGGAATAAGTTCTATACCACCGTTGGTTGTATACGTGCTTGTCATTTAAGCCTCTCTATGCTGCAATTTCTGTCCAAACGGTTCCGGGGTCAGGAATTATTCTGCCCCAGACTATCACAGGTGTTACTTCTCCGCTACCTGAAATACCTGCCACCGATACGGCTGCGTTACCTATAATCGAAACAGTACCTACTTCCCCTGTACCCTTTATATTCGGGTTTAATGGGATGACTTGGCTGTTCCGTATTACTACCGAACCTACACCACCCGTTCCAGCAACACCTGTTACTGTTATAGAGCCAACACCTGACATGGTGATGGTTCCAACACCACCTGTTCCGCCAACCCCTGTTACTGAAACAGACACCCCTGTTCCAAGGGTTATAGATACGCTTCCTACACTACCCGTAGCTTCTTGCCCTGTAATAGTTGGAGCAGTATCTATACTAACACTTACACCTCCAACACCACCTGTCGCTGCTGGTATAGTGATAGGACTGCCCCATGAAGACGAACCCCATGTACCACGACCGTAACCGTCCCACCTAACCGTAACGTCAACGCCGATACCACCCCAAGCTAGCGCACCCCACGTAAATAGTCCAAAACCTTCGGCCATCTGCTATACCTTATTAGGCTATCCGTATAATAGCGTTAGTGGCATCTGGTGTTGGAAATACTATTTCAAAATCACCCGAAGTACTGGTTTTATCTCCACCAAAATCTAAAACAACCACGGTAGGATCACCAACCGCAGAGTCGTTATATATTAAAGCGCCGCGAGCCGTTATCGTTGCGGAAGTAAATGTCAAATTAGCAAAATCAGTTAGGCCAGTTGTACCCGAAGAAGTCGGTGTAACATTGGTTAATGCACCGCCTCCCGCTGAGTATGTACCACTGTTACCTACTTCGTTTGTCGCGGTATATGCCGTCGTCGCCGCCGTAAAGGAAGCGCTGTTCGTATACAAAGCAAGTTTAAACGTGTTTCCAGACGTAGTGGTGAAATTATGTGTAGCCGTCATTAATTCTTTTTTAAATGAGGTACACATGAAGTTACCTGTGAAAGCCATATTAAAGTCTCCTTAAAATTTCGGCCAGCGCGGGGTGTCCCGCATTTTTTACAGTATTATATACAGTCGTGCGGTCGCTTAAAACAGCTTGACGCATATAGGAAGTCACTAACGATTCCAGATTACTCTGAAACGCCCGTGCTTGATCTTGTACGCTTGCAGGAGCCGTATCTGCAATAGAAATGATCTTAGACACACATTGAACAGCTAACTCTTCGGGCGTAAAACCGCGATTATGAGTTGTGTTTACACTAACCACGGCTTCATTACGGGGTACATCTAATTTAAGTTCAAACATTATTGACGCGGCCTCACTACTTGTCCCGTCGTATATTCATCTTGTGTCTGATCCGCTTCCCCAAGCATTTTAAGTGCTGTTAACGCTTCTTGAAAACGAACCGAGTATAATTGTTGTAAATCAGGCTCACCTTTCATAAAGGTATACGCCTCAACCAGACAGCCGTAAAGAAGACATAATTGGGCTTCGGTACTTAACCAAGTTGTGCCGCCCCCTGCTCCCGCTGTAAGGCTCACGGGCCTATAGAAAAAATGCAATTCCATTTGTGACGCGGCAGAAGGTGCTGGTCCTAATATAAAATTATCTACGTCAAACTGAGCATAGTATTTTGGATCGCCTGTCGTAGCACTATTGGAGTTATAAGTCTGTATAAAATTTACGTCTTTAAACTCAAGAAATACTTTCTCGCTTGAAGCGTTAAGGAAAGACATTGAAAAAGGTGCTAAAAAATCGGAAGGCGCTGCAAGATACTCATTCCCCAACGTAGCTAAAGCCGTGGAGTTTTTCCTGAATAAGCTTAATTGCACCTGTTTTAAGATACGTTCTTCTGTCAACCTGATAAAAACAGGTAGATTAGTTACAAAGGAAGACTCTGTATTTTCCGTATAGTCTTGGATAGCTGTTTTAAGCTGATCGTAAGTAAAACTCATGTTGTCACCACCGATACGTTTCCTACTACCCCTATTGCATTAAAAGGCGTAAAAGCTGGCCCTTCTATAACAGGTATGCCGACGTACACCTGAAGAGTCATTACCCTATCGGGGCGCGGGTTTTTTAAAGCTTGCGGCCCAACTGTAACCCGTAAAGGTTGTAACTGGGGTTGTTTAGGCTCCCACTCGTCGTATCCAACAAGCATTCCCGTCCATTCCATACGCATCCTGTGCAATGGATAACGGAATCCTGACCTGTCAGAAATACCTAAA